AAGAGCATCAGGATAGAAACAATATTTTTGCATATGACAAAGCTTTGTACGAGTTGATATCTCAGAAGCTTAATTCTCTTGTCTGGGAAGAAGAAGAGAGAGGTGCAGCGTGAGCGTACAAGTGCAAGTAACTTCGATCGATCGCCAGAAGATGCAATTCAACGTAGAGGCGATAGATGGTTCAAGAGTAATTCTCAAACGCGCATTCAACTTCAAGACTGAAACGAAAAAGCATATTGAGTCAGTGATTAATAAAGAACTTAAGACATTCAACAAGCCTTCGTATGGCGGTATTGAGATTGTCTTTATGTGTCCAGTAGGAGTGTTCTCATGAGATTAGCAAATGATAAAAAAACTCTAGATTGGATTGAGGAAATTGGCGGTGAGCAGTACGAAGCTAAATTCACTCATGGGACAGTCTACGGATATAACAAATTTAAGTGCCGTTGTGAGTTTTGCAAGGAAGCTAAAGCGCTAAGTAATCAGCGTGCAGCTTTGAAGCGTGCTGTTAAGGCTAACCCACCTCAATCAGTTTTGATTGTTGGAGGTGCAGCGTGAATAAACGTCAAGTCAAAAAACTTAATAAAAAAGCTATGGATCTATTGATTCGTTATTGGACGTTTGCACCAGATGACTTTGAATTGTGGGGCAATGATTGGATTTTACATATCCACTGTCAAACCTATGACGATAGTTGGCATGACGAAGCCGAGCCATTTAGTTACTTAACTGGTTTAGTCCAGGACACATTAATTGAGTACGTGCAAGTTGAAGATGATTCAGAGCTTGGTTTTCACGTCGAAGAAGTTTTTAAGCGTGATCTTAACTTATCCTTTCGTGAGGTCTTCTCAATCTTTAGAAGCACATATGGGAGTACCACTGTATGACTCTATCAGAAATCAGAGACCAATTAGCGGTAGTGGCTCAGCGTAATGGGCGCCCTCCATATGATCTATGTGTGCTTAAAGCTGTTCGCTTTGCTGTGATGAGTGGGACAGAACATCCTCTTAAAGAGCATTTAGCTTTGCCTCGTATCGAAGAGAAGGAAGAGGAAATAACTGAAAAGCCTTCAAACAAAGTAGGCCCGAAAGTGCCTCATGCAACTAAAGAGCAAGTCAACGAACTATGCGAATGGATTTATGCAGAAACAGGCAGACAGATGTTATTGGCAGAGAAAGCCGGAACATCAGCTTCAATCTTGTGGCGTATGGCTAAGAGTGGAACTTGCACCAAAAAACTCTATGACCGTTTGACTAAGGCAAAGAATGCAGTACTCAAACAAAGTGAAGACTTCCCATTTATTCAAAACCGTAAAAAAGCTGTTGCAAATGGGCTGAATCAATATCAAGGACGTGAGTGCAAGAAGTGCAACACAACTGCTCGATACGTAGAGAGCAATCGATGTGTTCACTGCATGAAAGCGCACTACTACCGTAACAAGGAGATGGCAGCATGAAGAAGCGTAAACAAAATAAAGCTCAGCACTATCAGCTCACTTGCAATGTATTCAATGCAGTTGAAATCGTAGAGCAATACGAAAAGCAAACAGGTGATACAAGCGGTCAGTTGCCTTTACCAGTGCTTATGAAGATTTACCAAGGTTCGTTACTCACAGGTTTGCAGTTTGGGACTATTCCGAATCATCAGACTTATGGCGTCACTTTCTACGCAAAGATCAAGAAGGATTCAGGCGAGGAAGGAATTGTAGAGCGCGGCTTCCGTATCGATACACCAATGAAGCTATCAGAGTTCATCAATGGTTATTCAGATTGCTATGTGAACAAAGGGCAAGGACTTAAAACCAAAGGCTGGAAAGGCGCTAAGGAAGAATGGCTCTCAATGATGGATGAAGAGTTCAAAGGCGATACATGTCTTGATGCGTGGGCAGTGGCTAATTGTTTGTATAAGGGGAAAGCGGCATGAGCATTCAAAACACATTGCAACAACGTGGTGAGCGTTACGGGGAGTTTAAAGACGTTGCTCAGTTGAGTAATGACTTGATGCGCTTACTTCAAGCTACTCCTAACTACAACCAATCATTATCTGACTCGCAGCATTTCGCCTTGGTCATGATGACAAACAAGATGGCTCGCATCGTTAATGGTGATCCTAATTACATCGATAACTGGCACGACATAGCGGGCTACGCAACGCTTGTAGAGCAAGAGCTAATCATGACAGGACATGACAAGGAGGCGGTATGAAACGATTAAACGTACTAGTTGCTTGTGAATACTCTGGCCGTGTTCGTGATGCTTTTGCCGCTCTTGGTCATAATGCTATGTCTTGTGATTTACTCCCAACAGAAGCACCAGGTAATCACTATCAAGGTGATGTTCGGGATGTACTTAATGAAGGTTGGGATTTATTAATTGCTCATCCGGAATGTACTTACTTAACAAATGCAGGCGTATGTCACTTGCATAAGGACCCTAGCCGCTGGCCTAAGCTTTTTGAGGCTGCTGAGTTCTTCAAGCTCTTCTTAAATGCAACTCATATTCCAATGCGTGCAATTGAAAACCCGATCATGCACAAGTATGCAAAAACTTTAATTGGTGGTGTGCAGCAAAGCCAGGTTATTCAGCCGTGGATGTTTGGCCACACAGAGCAGAAAGCTACTTGCCTATGGTTGGAAGGATTAAAGCCATTGGCACCAACAAACAACGTCAAAGAAGAAATGATGCTACTGCCTAAAAACCAGCGCGAGCGACTTCATTATTTACCACCTGGACCAGACCGCTGGAAAGAGCGTTCAAGAACTTATCTTGGTATTGCTGATGCTATGGCTTTGCAATGGGGTGGAGATGTTCGCCATTTAGCTATGAGGGAAGCGGTATGAAACCAGAACAGTTTATTCGTGAGTACGGGGTGGATAAGGCGAGAGATTTATTGGATCAATTGCATAAGCTTGGCTGTCCAGATGATATGAAAATCACTGTAATTAACGGTATGTGGCAACGTACGAGCAATGGGTTCACGTATCCAGAACTCAAGCGTCTGGTGGAGGCGGTTGATTTAGTAAATAGCTTAGGTGGATTAAAAGCAGCACGTTCAGAAGCTCATAAAGATTGTTTTGTATATAACCAGCCATTGCTAGCAGCTATTGCAGCATACGAATCAATATACGGAGGCGGGGATGCTTGAAATTATTAAAACGATTGTGCATCTGCTTTTGCTATGGCTAGCAACAATCCTAACGATATTGGCTCTTTTAGCTGTGTGTCCAATTTTTGTATTTAGCTGGATCTTATGCAGATTAATAGGAAGAGATTATCAACTAAATTTCAAATTAAAAGCGAATCTAATGGAAAAAGGAGCCAGCCATGAGTGAGTTTAAAGCAATAAACCTACTAGAAGAATTTCATGATTATGAAACTGCTAGCCAAGTACTTAACGAATTAGAAGAAGGTGAAAGCATCATGACAAGACATGGTTTGGTATCGCGCGAAGTAGTTGCAGAGGCGGCACTTAATTACCGTAGAGAAAACAAGATCTACGAACAAGGCGACAAGGTTGTAACCATCAATAAGCGACGCTCAGGGAAGTTATGGACTTGGGCACACATAACAAATTGGCGACCTAACCACTCGTTGCTTGATTGTGGTGAAAACTCACTTTATCCATTCGCTAATGATGAGTTCCGTCACGCCACTCCAGAAGAAATCGCAGCAGGCCACCGCATTGACAATGATATGGGCGACGACTTCCCCATAGAAAACCACATCAGCTCACATTGCCAATCGAAGGACGTTTGAGATGGATAAGTGTAGAGAAGAGTTTGAGCAATACATTCGTGATCAAAGCGCCTTCACGGCAGATTTTCAAATTGGATGTAATGGCCAATACAAGTCTGACCTAATGCATTTCATGTTTGTTACGTGGCAGCACCAGCAAGCGAAAGTGGAGGAGCTGCAAAAGCGTTTATATGGGGCATTAAAGGAGACTCAATATGCTTTGCAGTATGTTGAAGGGGACATGCGCGGCAATCATGAATTTCTACAAATGGCAATGATTCGAACCTTTAAAGCTTTAGAGCAAGTGCTCAAGGGGGAAGGACAGTGAAGCTAAGAACAATCCCGCAAGAGTATGAATCAATACAGTTTGAAGGAATCACAGAGGAACTAGAATATTTCCTAAAAGGTACTGATTCAAAGGTGTATATGCAAGGTGAGTGCTTTGTATTGTCTGGGGTTATCGGGAATCATGGCATTGATATAGGAGATTATTTGTATAAAACAGATTCACCATTAACCCTTGTTCATGTCGCACATAACGATAAATCTTTCAGCAAATACTTTGAGGTGCTGCCATGACCACATTCAAAGAGGCTCAAATCATCATTGGCATCGATCCTGACTTGGAAAAGTCGGGAGTTGCCATTCTTGGCAGTGATCTTCAACTAAAAAATATGACTTTTCCTGAAACTGTTGAGTTGTTCAGAAATGAACAGGACAGCATCAAAAAGGTTGTGATCGAAGCAGGTTGGGAAAATAAGAAGGCTAACTTCAGAGTAGGTGGTGGTCACTCAAGACAAGTGAATGAGCAGATTGCTAGACGCGTTGGGATGAATCACGCGACTGGCATCTTATTGGCTGAGATAGCACAGGCATTGGGCTTAGCAGTTTTACTGGTGAAGCCTACTAAATCAAAGCTCAATGCAGAGCAGTTTAACAAGATTACAGGTTGGCAGGGGCGTACAAATCAAGAGCAGCGTGATGCAGGTATGTTGATCTGGGGAATGAGCAGGAAGAAGGTGGTGTGATGAAAACAGTAGCAGCGCAGTGGATCCATGTAGAAGACCAGCCACCAAATAAGAAAGTTATGTGCCTTTGTGATGACGGGAAAATTAGATTTGGCAAGCCTATTTGTGGTGATGGTTACTTTTATATTGAAAACCGAGTGAGTTGGGAGCGTGTAGAGTTCTGGCAAGAGATACCGCAACTAAAAGAAGTGCAAGAACAGTATTGGGCGAAGTAAGGGGAAAATAATGAATGCGGCAGTAAATCACATTATGCAAACAACGGACTGGACTAAATACAGTCTAGAAGAATGGCTTTATCAATTTGGGGCTTGGATGTACTCAAATTCTGGAACTTGTGGAAAAAGCATAAACCCGATTGCTGTCGCTATGGATCAGGCTGCTAAGAAGCGCAAGCAGGAGGTGAAAGGTAAAGAGCAGATCATGGCTGATTGGCTGTGTTCTGATGACTCAATCATTCCTAAAGGACGAGGCAAGGGCATCACTTGTGAAATCACTGATAATGAAGCGCGTGCAGTTCAGCGCCTCATCTTAGATATGCAGGGGCAGTCAGAAGTGCTAGATGGTTGGCTTGAAATGGTGATATTTCGTTACTGCTATTCAATGCCCTTATCTAGACTTGTCACGCCATATGCAACACTAATGGATGTTAAATTTGATATTAAATGCGGCTTGGCTGCTATGCATGCTAGATACCCATTTATTGCTTATAAGTCAAAAATATCTTAGTGATTATTGACGTGACGTCACTAATGTTATATATTCATGGTACAGTGGTGCGAAGTTTAAGTAAGGCATCACTGAATAAATAGCTCATCATCCGATGGGCTTTTTGCTTTTTGGAGGTTCACATGCTCCGAATAATTAAGCAGGTCTTTTGCATTCATGTTTGGGAATATGAATCCGACATGTTCAATCAGAAAGAATGCAGAAAGTGTGGGAAGATTAAGTGTTTGTAGCCTCCTTATAGAGGTTCTTAATTTAGAGAAGCAAGTAAACAGTTAGGGTTAAACGTACTACCAATAAGATGCAAAACCTTAGTGCATTGGTCAGATACAGCTGAAGTGGAGGGTTGACGACCTCTTGCTTGTTTCATCTAAGTTAAATTTGTAGCCCTGTCGTTTGACAGGGTTTTCTTTTTTGGAGAATAAGAAGTGGACAACCAACATCGCAAAATTAATACATATCGTGAATTAACTCAGGAAGAAGTTGATTTGATGAACGAGATCAAAGCACTTGGACCACAAATCCAATCAATCATTGAAAAAGTGCAAAGCCATGTTTCGACTCAGCGTTACAACTGTAAATGTGATGCTGGGCAACAGGTACACAATGTGGATGAATGGGATCGCCTAGAGGCTGCGACTCCTGAGCGTTTTGCTGCAATGGCTAAGACCGAGTTCCAAACTGGGTTGATGTATTTAGTGCGTGCGGTGGCTCAACCTACTGGACTTTAGGTGGTCTATGGACACAATCGAAGCGAAGAAGAATTTAAATGCTTTGTGCAATGAAATAGAAAAGCTTCAAAATCTTTCACGTGGCTTGATGACTGCGAAAGAAATGGTTGAAGTTGACGCTAAGATTAAGCGGCACAAAGAACAAGTGAAGAACATTAGAAGCAATCTTTATGCGTGATGCAAAGCGACTTGCTGCAATAAGAAAATTGCCATGTGTTATGTGTGGTAGAACTCCAGTAGATGCAGCACACAGCAATCAGGGCGCTCATAATAAGGGCATGGGTTTGAAGGCTTGTGACTCAAAGACAATCCCACTTTGTAGGCAACACCATATCGAATA